TCTTAAGTCCAATCAGCAGAATCTCGGTGTTATCAAGTCTAGTAATTTGTGTACAGAGATTCTTGAGTATTCGTCGCCAGATGAGACAGCGGTCTGTAATCTCGCCTCCATGAGTCTGCCCGCCTTCGTCAAGAATGGCGCCTTTGATTTCAAACAATTCCGCTCGGTAGTGGGCGTAGTAATTAAGAATCTCAACCGTGTGATTGATATTAACTTCTATCCTATTCCCGAAGCGGAGCGCTCTAATAAGCGTCACCGACCGGTAGGTCTAGGAGTACAGGGTTTGGCGGATGTCTTTGCCATGCTCGGACTCGCCTGGGAATCGGCGGAGGCGGCGGTGTTGAACAAGCGTATCTTCGCCCATATGTACTATGCGGCGGTGGAGTCATCGTGTGACCTCGCAGCGGTCGAGGGACGCTACGAAACCTTCGTAGGCTCCCCAGCGTGGAAGGGTGAGTTACAGCCATCTCTATGGAATGTTGACCCAATTCAAGATGAAGGTCTGGACTGGGATGGGCTTATCAACACTGTGCGCCGCATTGGCATGCGAAACTCCCTCCTTATTGCTCCAATGCCAACCGCCTCCACGAGTCAGATCCTCGGCAACTGTGAATGTATTGAGCCCTATGCGACGCATATCTTCACCCGCCGTACGCTTGCCGGCGAGTTTATCGTACTCAACAAGCACCTCGTCAAGGCACTACTCGCCCGTGGTCTCTGGTCAACTGAAATGAAGGACGCTATCATTCGCAACAACGGCTCGGTCACGGGTGTTGAGGGTGTGCCTGAAGATCTCCAAAATATCTTCAAGACCGTCTGGGAAATCAAACAAAAGGTGCTGATTGATATGGCGGCGGACCGTGGTCCATACATCTGCCAATCCCAGTCGTTGAACTTGTTCCTCGGTGACCCCGATTTCCGCAAGCTCTCGTCTATGCACTTCTACACTTGGCGTAAGGGACTCAAGACGGGCATCTACTACCTACGCACAAAGGCGGTGGCGTCGGCACAGAAGTTCACCGTGGAGCCCGCTGCGGCTCCTATCGCGCCTGAGTTAGCACCGGTCAAAGAGCTTTCGGCTAAGGAAGAGAAGGAGTGCTTGATGTGCTCGTCATAACTATTTAGCAGTATCTATAGGAGCCCATCTATCTTCAAACGGCGATTGCGAATTCCACCCAGAGACTTCGATTGTACTAGTAGTCTTTTCAACTGCTGTGGATTTTTCTTCCACTTTATCACCAGATACATTACTCTTCAATTCTACATTTTTATAAAATACACCTGACGATTTGCGACCTGTTTCAAATCCGTGCGTCTCCTTCATCACCTTGGAAAAATATTGGATAGATAAAAATTTCATTATGGCTTGAGGAGCAGAGTTCTGTAACCACTGTTCGAAGGTGCTATACATAATAGAACTCTGTAAGGAACCATTCATGGTTCTGCTGAGTTTTGTCTTCACAAATAGGGCGATCCAATCGTCCAAGACTGAGGCACCTACAAGTGTCTCGTCATACATAGAGTTAAGCGTTTTGTAGCAAATCTCTACAGCATCCTTATAATCAACGACGCCATGGTTTTTCTGTTCATTTATGAATTTAGAGATCATAGTTGTTAATTCTGTAAATACAGTCTTTTTTAGAGTAAATCCTCTCATATAACCAGATTCAGGGTTGGACTTACCATACTTTCTAAACTGAATGCGGGTATATACGCTATCCACGTGAAAGAGGAGATATTTGATATAATGAATATGTTCCTTTATTGTTTCAAGTTCATGTGAATTTTCAATAAATTTATGCGGGTAAGCGACAAATAAATCATAGCAAGCATTAATAAGGATTGGCATATCCTTAAAAATATAATTATATTCATTTAGACACGGTGGGTGAATTTTTACGTCTATATTCTCTAAAAAATTCTCTGTGAAATAATCTATGATTTTATCTAGAGTTTCGTACTGACTTTTCGTGTGAGAGTCTATAGTACCGGTTTCCATCTGTTTTATTCGCTTCATAATTTCAGCAGTATTCTTTTCACGGTCAATTGGTCCTGTAAACAATGGTTCGCAAAAGGTGTCTAATATAGGTGGCAGTGGAAGAGGCTTAGGATACTCTGATCTATTATACAGATGGCGGCTACTAAGTGGTGGGTTTGACGGCGTTATCTTAAGCATATTCATTATTCTGGACACTGGGTCTGTTTCCTCCTCTAGAACAGACAGTGGGGTGCCTTTGTCTTCGCTCTCCTTCTCTTCCTGCTCCTCCGCCTGCTTTTCCTTCTCCTTCTCCTCCTCTTCCTGTACTGTTGCCACAGGCTTTTCCACAGACTCCTTTGTAGAGTGTACAGCAGCCGCCTCCTTCACCATAGCAGCCACGCGTGTAAGAAGGTCATACACGTCGTTAAATGTATAGGATTCGCTCTTTTCGGTCGCGGATGTAGGGGTCTTCACAAGGACATACATTCTTTGTGTAATACATACCGGGTATTTAAATGGGACATTTTAACGCACCCCCGTAGGGCATTTAAAGAACCGTCGCGCGTAAAAAATGATGGCTTAAACTTGAAATCCTCAGAAGGTATAGAGGTATAAATGAAGTTCTGTGTTCGTTGCGAAAACATGTACGGCTATGATATTACACCTGCGGGAGCAAATCTCAAGTGTAATACCTGCGGACACTCTGAGCCGTTCAAGCCCGCTACCAAAGAGGACGCCCTTGTCCTAGAAACGAACTTTCGCTCCGGTAGCAGTGCCGGTGGTGCCGCATCCGGTATTACCGTCAACGCCTACACCCGTCAGGACCCGACCCTGCCCCACGTCAAGACCATCAGTTGCCGCAACAGCGAATGCCCGTCTATTGCGAATCCTGACCTCCGTGACGTCATCTACATCAAGACCGACCCTACAAATCTCAAGTTCCAGTACATTTGTAATGTATGCGAAAGCCAGTGGACGAATTAGATAAAGCCCGGTTATCGTTATCTAAAGTACATACTAGAAGACGTAAGCAATGGCGTCCGCTAAGCCTGTCGGTGAACTAAAGAAGATCGTCTCACTGATTGACCGATCCGATTTTGATGAATATGTCTATCCACCAAATGCGGATAAAACCAAATTCCGTCCCGAAAACAAGCCCTACCACAATTTTACTCAGGAAATCGCTACCTGGACCTTTCAGGGCTCGCCAAACTGGGGACAACGTATCACCTTTGAAGTTCCTTGGCCGTGGCAGGGAGATTTCGTCAACTGGATTGCCCTAAGACTTAAACCGCTTCCTTGGCTACCTGGAGATACCGCACAACGTATCGGTCCCAATATTCAGAATCTTGTACCCGTAGACGAAGCAGACTTTTTTATTTGGGCACAAAGTCTTGGTACTATCTCAATTGCGAAGGCGGAAATGGAAGTGGATGGTGTTATCGTAGAATCGTTTAGCGGCGACTGGATAAATACCTGGAATAAGATGAATCATAGTGTAACAACCGGTGTAGCTTACGATGACGGTATCTATAATTCGTATGTTACCCCAGGCGTGAATAATATTTTGCCCAGCGAAGACGGCTACATCTATTGCTATCTACCGTTCTGGTTTGCCAAACATGTGAATACCGCTTTCCCTCTTATCTCGTGTAGCGGTCCCGATACTGTCCGTTTTCATATTACACTCCGCCCCTTCAGTGAGGTGATTCGTAAAATTAGTACACCTCTAGGATGTAATGAAACGCCCTTGGGTACCACTCTTACGGTGCGTGATTATACATATCCGTTTCGTAAATTACAAACGATTCCTATCAGTTATGCGGCGCCTGAATTTCAAACAGCAGATATCATATGTGGTATTTCCCAAATTGACGGTGAGTTACGTGAGGCGTATATGCATGATACGCACGAATTGATGATGGAACAGGTGGTGGAGACGCGGTTTGCGGAGCCGATTAAGTATATCACGAATACCTCGTTCGGTAATACAATTAAGGTTCAGTTGCCGATTACAACGGCGAACGGTCCCATTCGCCAACTGATTTTCTTTCTCC